GTATACTTATACAATCAATAAAATTTCCTAATCCAAAACCCCTTGCCCCTTGTGGGGTGGGGGTGTATTCTAGCTGTATCGAAACGAGGTTAATGCAACTCCGTCCTAACCAAATCCGTGCATTGGATGCAATGCTTGCATACGATAAAGGTCAAATCATTGTACCTACTGGTGGTGGGAAGACTCCTACCATGTTCTTTGATATTATCCGTAACTGCAAATATATTGACAACGGAATGACTACCGTTGTTGTAGCACCCCGCATCCTTCTTGCTGAACAACTCTCCGCAGAGTTTCTGGAGTTTATTGATACTAAGTACACTCATGTGATGCATGTCCACAGTGGTGAGACTCATCACTTCTCTTCTACTAACCCCGAGAAGATTCACCTGTTTGCTAACACTGCCCGCACCGCAGGTGAGAACGTTCTGATCTTCACTACCTACAATTCTCTTGATCGTATTCGTCAAGCTGACATTGAGGTGAACAACATTTACTTTGACGAAGCTCACAACAGTGTTAAACGTAACTTCTTCGGTCCTACTGAGTATTTCAGTCATGAATCTGATCGTTGTTTTTTCTTTACCGCGACTCCTAAACATTCTCTCACGATCAACAAACCAGGGATGAATATGCCCGAGGTTTATGGTAATGTTATCTGCAACATTCCTGCACCTGAGTTGGTTGAACAGGGTTACATTCTTCCTCCTAAAGTTGTTGTCAAACAACTCGGAATGGTTCAGGATAAGTTCAAGATCTGGTCGCGTGATAGTGACTTTCTGATCGAGTCGATTGATGACCAAAATGTAGACAAGATTCTGGTCTGTGCTAGAACTACCAAACAGATCATGGGTCTGTTGAGTGACTCTGACTTCTGCAAAGATGTCGCGTCTCGTGGTTACTCTTGGATGACGATTACCTCCAAGACTGGTGCAATTATTGATGGTCAAAAGGTGAACCGTGAGGTATTCTTTGACACTCTAAATGCATGGGGTAAAGATCCTAACAAGAAGTTTGTGGTTCTTCACCACTCCATCCTGTCCGAAGGTATCAACGTCAACGGACTGGAAAGTGTCATCTTCCTCCGCAACATGGATTACATCGGTATCAGTCAATCTATCGGACGTGTTATCCGTCTGGGTGGCAAGTCTAAGACCTTTGGATTAGTCTGCATCCCTGTTTATGACTCTGTGGGTATCTCCACCTCTAAAAAGGTTCAGGCAGTTGTAGACACGGTGTTTAATCAAGGTCAACCTGCTATCTCCGAGATTCGCAGGTAAATATACATAGTAATGTTCATTTTCTTCTAACATGAAAACAAAACCCTTACAAAATTATGATTCAAGTGTTGGGCTTGAAGTGTATGATATTGATTGGAAATGTGAAGAAGAATTGCTGGAACTTGGAAGACTATGTTCCTCTCAGTGCATTGTATATCTAAATGAAGATATTTCTGTTAATGATCTATTTGACACAATGAGTTTGTGGGGTGAGCCTAGTAGGGCTTTCACTCATGAGTATATTTGCGATAAGAAACTTACAGGTAGACATTGGAGAGAAATCCTTACTAATCTCGGTTACATTAGTAATGCAGCTGGTGACTATTTGAGTAAGGCAGTCGCTTACGTTAGTTACAAACAAGAAGAAAAAGGTCGCCCCGCAGGTATGTTTCAAAACGGGGAATTGAATTGGCATTGCGATCAATGTGCCTTTGAAGATGGTCAACGAGTCATCGGACTTAAAAGTGTCAGTGATACTGAAAACAGCCAAACTCAGTTTCTTTGTACTCATGATGCCTATGAATCTTTAAGTTCTGAGATGAAAAGTCTTGTAAAAGAATTGGTCGTAAAACATAAATGGATTGACAACGAAATGGCGCCAATTCTAAACGACGTTCAGGCTAATCTTTTACGTTACAATATGGTTCCTCTTGACGGAATGGAAACGTCTCTGTATAGTGAGACTGCATCTGGTCTCCCAGGAATGAAGATTCCAAGCTGTTCCTTTGATGGTTTCGTCGGAATGACTAGAGAGGAAAGTGATAAGGTATTAAATGAACTTAAAAATGTTGTTTTTAAGGACAAATACGTTTATACACAAAACTGGCAAGATGGTCAAGTTGTATTCATGGATCAAGAAATTACCATGCACAAGAGACCAACAAACATTGAGTCGGGTAATAAGAGAACCATGGCTAGATCTATCTTCTATGTGAATAAACTCTATGACAGTCTAAAGTCTCAAAAATCAACAAAAGTAAGATACAATGGATCATTCTATGATACTGAAGATTTTGTAAAATTTGTAGATGAGGATCGTAAAAAACGATTTTCACTGTCACGAACCTGAACTGACCTTTTGATCACTTACCAATTTTAATCATGAAAGACTGGACTATCTACTGCGAGAAAACTTACAACAACCTGAGAGCAAACCGCCACAACTGGGGTAGATCTTCAGAGTGGGATCGAGCTATTACTCGTGACTTTTATCTTGGTGTATTTGACTGCGGCAATCCTAATCCAAGTGGGCTGATTAGTGAGAATGCTTATGTTAACAAGATGAACAAAGGTAAAACTACTCACGATCATTGCCTTTCTCCGCAGTTCATTGGTCGGATGATTATGGATAATCAAGACATCTATCTCGATGATTATGAGAAGTTCAAAGAGATTTTCTGGTCTGCATGTAGGACGATCATTGTTACACAGAAGGAGAATGAATCTCTCTCATTCCTTACAACCAATGACCAAGATGGTTACAGGATTCTTGTATCGACAGATAAGAAATATCAACACTTAGGTATCAAACTTTATGAGAGGGAAGAGGGCAGAATCCATTGGAAGTATGCTCGACCCATCCACAACAATATCATTGAAGTTCCTCAAGAACTGTTAGAATACGAAAAGAATTACTTGGTTGCATGATTTTTCCTAACGAAACTATTCTAGATCCTGATAACGGACCCAGTGGGTTTGCTACACCAGACTTCACCATGGCTGCCGTTCCAGTGATAGGATCTAATGAGTATTGCATTATTGCTTTCGGTACGCAACATGAGTATTGTAAAGATCGTAAGACTGCCGAGATTAAATTAGAACAACTCTGGAAGGCGACACGAAAATCGGCAAAGGGTACTAAGACACCTGCCAAACAAAAATCACAAAAAAACAAAAGTTCGCTCAAATTAAAACCCAGTGATGGCAAGGGTTCTGGTGTTACCGCTCGGGATCAAAAGGAGAAAGCTGCACCTAAACAGACCAAAAAGATCCCGAACGGGAAGACTAGGACACCTAAGAAACCGTACACTCTTCACCCGAATCCGCTCCTGGATGCATTATCTTAGCTAAGTTGAGGTTAAACATGACTGCTACTAAAACCAAACGAGTTTGTGTAACTCCGTTGTCTAGCAAAGCTAAGAATCGCTTTGCTAACATTATGGATCTTTTTCACACTTGTACTGTAGAACAAGAACGAAACATTGATGGAATTGATCACATGTTCCTCGTTTCTTTGAATCGTCAATACTGTTTCTGGGTTCCCAAAAAAGGTAACGACCACTGGAAAGTTGAGAAGTGAATAATGTCCCCGAAGAAATCTTACGAGAGATACAATCAAGATTCTCGCACATTCCTCCGACAGGATATAGATACGAAACGCTTCCTTTTAAGCGTGACATGTATTCTATCTGGACTGTATATGATCGTGGGTTTAGTTACAATGGTAATAGTCCATCTTACTGCATCTGGGGATTCTACGATGCAAAGAAACGATGCTTTAAAGCTCCCATCAATGCCACCAAACCAGGCGATACGGTAGAATTAGAGGATACAACTCCATACACAGCTATGCCTCTTAATCTTAATCCTTTGGAAATGTGTTTCGCAAAATGAATTACACAATCAGATGGTCTGCGCCTAAACAAGGTACGGTAAGTACCGAAATTGATGCTATCAATTCTTTCGCAGCTCGTGAACAATTTAATTCTCTCTATTCCGAAATAGATGGTATAAGTGTAATCAGTGTAACTCCAACTTTCAAAAGTGAAGAACTTCACAGACTTCAATCTGAATCAGTAACTGAACGTGAAGTTAGTGGCTATGATCGTGATATAAGCTTCGGTATTTTGATGTTCGGATCATTTGGAGCTTTAATCTTAATTGCATATGGAGCTTTTACTGCTCCAGGTGGTATCATAACAATGATAATCGGAGGCGGACTGGGATTTTTAACCTATAAGTTTGCTGATGCATTGGCAACAAAAGGATGGTAAATACTTGACAAATACAAACAAAACATTTACACTTTAGAAGTAATTTACAAACAACAATGGCACAAAAGTTTTTCTATGTCGTGGATCATTATGTTCCCTTCCCCAGTAGCGAATACGGTGGAATCTGGAACGTGATTGCTGAAGACGATGAAGATTGTTTTGAGTTGATCGTTGCTCAAGATGACGGTAACTTCAATCAACCTCACTACAATAAACTTCGAGAGAATATCGAGAAGTCTTATACCTATGCTCTCGCAGAAGAAAATCTAGATTCTTGCATTGTTGCCGAGTTTACTACATGAGCAATCCATTAAATGTAGACTTTTGTCCTCATGAGTGTAATACTCTATACAAAGCTTTGAGGTATTATCAAATAAACAAGTCAGTTCTTGGTTCTAAAGAGTATCAACAAATTGATCTTATGTTACAGAAACTCCAACCACATTACACTAATAGTGTAATAGAACCTGCCTATCAATCTGATAGATAAATTAGAGTTTTTGGATGACAATGGAGTTCAATCATCAACAATTAGATCCAAATCAATTACAACGAGTTCATAAACAGAAGATGGAAGCTGTAAAGTTGCTTATGACAGAGATCATAGACAATCCATCAACAATTCATATGGATGATTTGAAACAAGTTATAGACTATCTTGATAAAGATAGTGACAGTTGAAAATGCTGCACACTCTCCTTGACAGGGGAGTTTTTTCGTGTATTATGGCCATATGAAAAAGAACACTCACCTAGAACATCCTGAGGATTCTCTACTTGAGGGTCGGGAAAGTTTCCGTCAGATGCTTAACTTTCTGTGGGAACGTAATAATACTTTATCCGTCAAGTATGATGGTGCTCCCGCTGTAGTTTGGGGTATCAATCCTGAGAACGGTAAGTTCTTTGTGGGTACGAAAAGTGTATTCAATAAAGTAAAAGTTAAGATAAACTATACTCACGCAGATATTGAAACTAATCACGGACATATTCAAAATGTAGCATCCATTCTGCACATGTGTTTTGAATGTCTTCCTAGATTGCAGGGAATCTATCAAGGTGACTTCATAGGTTGGGGTGGTTCGAATACATTTACTCCGAATACAATTACTTACAAGATGACTCAGGAGATTCACCCTGAATCTATAGTCTTTGCTGCACACACTCATTATGTTGGTGAGACCATAAAAGATGCGGAGGTTCGCTTCAGTTTCCCTTGGGATGTTACTCCTCCTGAAGTATATTCTGAACGTCCAAAAGAGAAACCTTTTCAACAAACTAAGACTCATTTCTTGAACACAAATGCATCCATTACCTCCCGTCATCGTCGCATTGATTACCTTCTTGGTCTTGCAGATTTGGTTAGCAATTTTGTTAGATTACCTGAAGGAAAAGAAGGACAAGAACTAAAAGTTGCAATCAATAAGTGTATTCGTGAAGAGAAAGATTTGTCTCATGCAGGTATGGGTAAGAGACTGACTTTCCTCTATCGACTTATCATCCACATCAAACATTTGTTGATGGAAGGTATGTCTACTGATGAGGACATTGAGTGTTACTTTGCTGGTGAAGAATGTGACCATGAGGGTTACGTTATGACCAATGAGTTTGGTACATTCAAACTCATCAATCGTCGGGAGTTTAGTTTCAGAAACTTCA